TACTTGCGGTAGGGAGTGAGGTATTATGGCATTGGAAATAGGAGGAATCACGCAAATGATTACAAGTAAAGTCGAACATCACGCTCGTATCTGTGAGGAAATCAATAAGCTCTATGAGCGTAAAAATCACGACTATGGTGATAGCTTTCATCAAACTTTCAGCGAAGAAGGAATGGCAATGGCTCGTATCCGCTTGGGAGATAAGCTCAGTCGCTTCAAGACTCTTTCCCGTGGTGGTGAGCAGAAAGTCAATGACGAGTCCATCCGAGACACATTGATTGACCTTGCCAACTACGCAATCATGACTGTGTTGGAAATGGAGGTTGCGAACAATGACGGGGAATGAGTATCAGAAGGAAGCTCTGAGAACGGCAAGCGGTATGAACTATGAGCATCATGGTATGCTCATCAACGGTGTACTCGGCTTGTGCGGCGAAGCGGGTGAAGTCGCTGACATTGTAAAGAAAGCTACCTTTCAGGGTCACGAACTTGATACAAAGCATATTGCCGAGGAGCTTGGGGATTGTGCTTGGTATTTGGCAATCGCAGCCGCCGCTATCGGCATGGAGCTTGATGATGTTTTTGAAATGAACAAGGCAAAGCTCCGTGAGAGATACCCGGATGGGTTTTCAAGTGAAAAGAGCATTCATAGAAAGGAGTACGAAGATGGACAGAGCCAACAGAATTGAGATTTTCAAATCCATGATGCAATGTCTCAATGACCCGGAAATCCCGGAAAAGCTCGAAGAGTGGGGTTTCTTCGATGCACCTGCATCTACGAAATATCATGGTAACTACAAAGGCGGTCTTTTCGACCATTCTTTCGCAGTTACCGAAGCTCTCGTTGACCTCACCGAAAAGAACGGTCTCATTTGGCAATGCAATCGCTCTCCGTGGATTGTCGGAATGTTTCACGACCTCTGTAAAATCGACCAATACCGTCATCCTGTCACGGGAAGAATCGTTGACGGAGATAAATATTGCCCCGTCTACGATGAACAGGCATGGGAGTACAATACTGACACTCTTCTCAAAGGTCACGGAGATAAATCGGTCATGCGTTGTGCATCGCTGCTCCAACTGACGGAGGAAGAAGTCATGTGCATCCGCTATCACATGGGAGCGTTCACCGACAAGGAAGAATGGCAGGACTACACAAGAGCGATTCATCGCTATCCGAATGTCCTGTGGACTCATCAAGCCGACATGATTGCGGCTCATATAAAGGGGCTTTGATATGAAAATCATTAAACCGTATCACGAGATTCTTACCCCGGTTGACGGGGTGCAGATGCTCAAACACATTGAAAGCTGTGGTCGTATCTGCTACAAGAGCGAACACAAAATCACCAATGATAGTTACCTCTCGTTCGTGAGGAACATCGTCAAGCGAGGACATGAAGCTGTTCTCGAACATTCCTCTCTCTCTCAGTGAAGTTCGTATGTGACAGGGGCGTTTCACACGAAATTGTCCGTCATCGGCTTGCTTCATACTGTCAGGAATCTACCCGGTATTGCAATTACTCGAAGGACGATTTTCAGAGCGAAATTACCGTCATTGAGCCGTCCTATCTCGACAAGAGCGCAGCGGGCTATCACATTTGGGAACGCTCCTGCAAGAATGCCGAAACCGCCTACTTCGACTTGCTCGACTTCGGTTGCTCTCCGCAGGAAGCAAGAGCCGTTCTACCGAACAGTCTGAAAACCGAAATCGTGATGACCGCCGACCTCAGAGAGTGGAGACATTTTCTGAAACTGAGAACTTCTCAGGCAGCTCATCCGCAGATTCGAGAGGTTGCTATCCCTCTGCTCAACGAACTCAAATCCCTCATCCCCGTCATCTTCGATGACATCGAGGTTTGAGATGGGCTACCGAAAGGTCGGCTATCTCGAACAATGTTGGTACATCATCCACTACTTCGTCCGTAACCTGTTCAGGAGGAAGCAGAAATGAGAGTTAAACAGTATAAGGGTAAGGTTTTCGGCGCAGACCTTACCGCCAAAGAGCGACTTGCTATGAACATCGAAATCAACCGTCAAATCGTTGAAGCCGACCGAAAGTACACAAACGATATTGATGCGATGGTCTTGTATACCCTTCATGTTCATCTTGGTTTCGGTAAGAAGCGGCTCAGGCGGTTTTGGGAAGCGTTTCAGCAAGAGCATAAAGCCCTCGTTGAGTATTATCAAATGCCAGATGATGGCGCATGGCTCTGTCAGAGAAAATTGAAAGACATCGGCGTGGATGTCGAAGAATGGAACAAGGAGGTCAACGATGAGACTGAAAAACAACAAAGGTAAAGTCCATTTCATCATGGTTGCGGGGAAAGACTTCGTGCAGAACGAAATGGGCATCAACGCCGTCAACGCTCTTATCGAAAAGGGCGAAGTAACCGAGAGCAAACAGTTTGAGGGTTATCCCATTTGCGTTGACGGCAAGTATTTCTTCGAGGGTACATACTCAAAGAAGAAAAAGAAAGCTGTTGCATCCCCGGAGGTTGAGCCGGAAGATGCGCCCGAACAGGGATAACGCTCTGTGAGATACGCTAATCTCCCACCCGACATTACCGCCCTCCCTCAATGGGTCTGTGTGTGGAATGGCTCGAAGATACCGATGAAAGCCAATGAACGCAAAGGTGCATCGTCCGTCAACCCGGAAACTTGGTGCGATTTTGAGACGGCGCAGAAAGCCGTCAGCGATGGTATCTACGACCATATCGGGTTTGTGTTCAACAACAATGGGATTGTAGGTATTGACATCGACTGCGGTTTCGATGAGGACGGCTTTTTGTCTGAAACGAGCATAGACATCATGCGAGCTTGTCGGTCATACACCGAAAAGTCGAGAAGCGGCAGAGGTGTTCACATTCTGCTCAAAGGCGATTTGCCCTTTAAGGGCAAGAATAACGGTAACGGGGTGGAGATTTATAAGAGCAGCCGATACTTCATCGTTACGGGCGAAAAGCTCATCTATGAAACGATAATAGAAAATCAGGAAGCGATTGATTATGTTGTCGGCAAGTACTTCCCGGAAACCGTGAAGGAAAACGACAGCTCCGGCAGCTCTCAGCGTATCTATTCCCCATTATACGAGAAGCCGGAGAACGGGAAAATCTCGCTCAGACCGAAGTACCCACCCATACCGAGAGGAATGAGAAACCTATCCCTCACCTCTCTTGCCGGACAGCTTCACAATCAGGGCTACTCGAAAAAAGAAATCTATCAGGAGCTTCTACACGCAAATCAGGTCGCTTGTTCTCCTCCACTTCCTACGAGTGAGATTCAGACCATCACAAACAGCGTTACGAAGTACAGGAGGTAAGAATGAACGAGGAGTTTATAGCAAAACTACTCGCAGAACTCTTCGGCTTTCCGTGTAACTTCTCCCCATGTGAGGAGGAGTTACACAACTCCGAAGAAAACTGTGTTTGGTGCGAGGAGCATTGCAACAAGTGTGATGAAGCCGATTGTTGGATGCACTATTTTGAAATCAAGTACAAGGAGGTGAATGAAAATGAGCGAAGAAATGATAACTGAGGTAACTCCCGAACTGTTCCAACTGAAAAGCGGTCAGCTTATCCTATCCGAAGAGCTTTCGAGAAAGATGTTCTATATCATGAACGCTCACCCGGAATCCCGGCAGCTCGACAACAGCGGGTATTCATGGGATGAAAGCGGCATGGCAGAACTCTTCTCCGAGTGTTACAAGAACGATACCCGGTACTGCCCGGAAGCAAAGTCGTGGTACACCTACGACAACGGGGCATGGCGCAAGGATGTCGGCTCGTTGCTTGTGGCTGAGAAAATCAAAGAGTTCACTCGTCTGATGGTCTTATACTGCGGAGAAATCACCGATGAGGAAAAGCGCAAGAGCTATTTTGCGTTTGTAAACAAGATGGGGGATAGGCGTTTCCGTGACAGGTTGATGAAAGATGCCGCTTCCGTCTACCCCATCTCAGCATCTCAGTTCGATGCAAATCCTAACCTCATCAACTGTCTCAATGGTACATACGACTTGGAAACAATGAGCTTCCGAGAACACGATTGGCGAGATTATCTCACAATGCAGACCAATTTTGAGTATACCATGCAGGATGACATTCGCTGTGAGCGTTGGGAAGAGTTCATTCGTGAGGTTACGAGTAACGACAAAGAGAAAGCTGACTACCTGCAACGAGCGTTAGGCTACTCCATGCTCGGTACTTCCAAAGAAGAGTGTATGTTCATCCTTCACGGCAAGACAACTCGTAACGGTAAATCAACGCTACTCGGAACGATTCACCACCTGCTCGGAGATTATGCTTCCGTCTCCCCCGTGTCGATTATCTGCAAGACCGACCGGGCAAAGAACGCAGAAGCAGCTTCCCCCACAATCGCAGCCCTCAAAGGGAAGCGATTTGTGACAATGGCAGAAAGCAATCAGTACGGTAAACTCGATGAAGAAGTTATCAAGCAGCTCACAGGTGGCGAGGAAATAACTGCTCGGAATCTGTATGAGAGCATGATGACCTTCCTTCCGCAATTCACAATGTGGCTGTCTTGTAATGACCTTCCGAGTGTGCAGGATAAATCCCTGTTCGCTTCCGACCGTGTAAGGGTCATTGAGTTCAACAGGCACTTCACTGAGGAAGAACGGGATGAGAGTTTGAAGGATGCTTTCAGAACACCCGATGCAATGAAGGGTATCTTCACTTGGCTCGTGATTGGTTACTTCCGTTATAAGCGTTTCGGGCTGAAAATGTCCGAGAAGATGAAGGAAGTCATCAAGCAGTATGAGCGTGACAATGACCTTGTATTGCAGTTCCTTGAAGAGCGTTGCGAGAGAAATGAGAATGCAAGCACGAGAGCAAAGAGCCTGTTCGATGCCTATAAGATTTGGTGTAAAAGCAATGGGTATTATGTCTGCACATCGAAAAAGTTCAATGCCGGACTCGAACAACACCCAGAATGGCACAACGGTAAGAAGGTATCACATGGGTACACTGTTTTTGACGGTGTTTCTCTGAAAACTTGTTCATAAATTATTCGCAAAGCCTGTTTAGCGAGCGTTTTGGGTAGAGCGGGTAGAGTAAATTAGCTTTTTTCTATAAAGTGTCTTATAGAGAGTACTATATAGAGGACTTTACTGAAAAAGCCGATTTTCCTCTACCCACTCTACCCGACAGGCAGAAAGGAGCATACGAGATGAAAGACAAAGAATTGACTGACATCGGTCAGCAGGTAGCAAAAAGAGGGAGACCGAAAGGCTCAGGCGGCAACGAAAGGAAAGACCTTTCTTGGAACGGAAATGAAAATCTTTTACCGGGGGATAGGGGTCGCTATTTGCGACACGCTCTTGCGAGTTGGGACTTGCCTGTGATTGATATATCCGATGAGAAACAGGTCGAAGAGCGTATCATTTGGTACTTCAATCATTGCGTGGAAGATGACATCAAGCCGACTGTTTCCGGGATGTGTAATGCACTTGGTATTGAGAGAAAGACATTTTATCAATGGCAGGTTGGCGAATGCAGAGAACGCAGCCACACCCCCATTATAAAAAAAGCGAGGGCAATTCTCGAAGAAATGTGGGAAGATTGGATGGTCGATGGAAAGATTAACCCGGTCGTTGGAATCTTTCTCGGAAAGAATCACTTCGGTTATGCCGACAAGCAGGACATCATTGTTACGCCGAACAACCCTCTCGGTGAAGCAAGAGACCCGGAAGAGGTGCGGCAGCGTTATCTTGATTCTGTGGTGGTTGATGAACTTCCACTTGATGACGGTGAGGAAAACGACTGAGAAAATAAACTTTTTCATTTTCCGAAAAGCCGCAGAAAGGACTTTTCAGAAGGTCAAAAATCAGCTCGGCGAAGTTCGCCCCAGCTAACTCTCACCGAAACAAAACGAAAAGTGAACGAAAAGAGACCCATTCGGGCGGCGGTGCTGCTCCGGGTGGGTCTCTCGGTCGTTTTTCGGGCGTGGCTCTGTGCGCTCTCTGTGGCTCTCTGTGCGGCGTTTGCGTGTCGGGTAGTATCCTCTATACCCCTGCCGCCTTGCGTGGCTCTGCGGGCGTTTCTGCGGGCTTCCGTGAGGGCATAAGGAAAGCCGCCCCCCGCCCTCTCCCGGGCCGGGGAGGGGATCTTGCGCCCCCGGGATTGTCCGCCGATGCCGTCGTTCAGCCGCAGAAGCCCTTCCGACGCATCCGCTACCCCG